TGGAGATTCAGATTGCAGATAAAGCGCGGCTCCTGGCCGCCCTTCCCATTCGGAACAAGCTGATCGCAGTATTGGGCGATCCGGTACAGCTCCCACTTATCGACCTGCCACGGTTTGATGCGCCGGCCGAGGCCGAAACGGTCGTTTACCGTGATGCCATAAGTCACCCATGCGGGGTTATCGGTCCACGCCTGTTTGAAGGTGCCGTCCCAAATGCCCGTGTAAGAGCGGGTGTCCGGGTTGTAGTTGCTCGGAACTGACCATTTTCGGCCTGGGCAATCTACCGTCACCGCCGGGATGTTGCGGAACTGCTCCGCTGAAAACTCGATGTAGAGCAGTGCGGTGTTGGGATAGCGCAGCTTCGCGTCGATAACTTCTGTGAAGCCGGCGATTTGCATCGTGTCGGAAACTTTGTTGCTGTTCTGGTTCGGGGTGATGCGGGTGACGCGCATCAGCCAGCCACTTGTGGCCGCAGGCAGGTCGATCCGACGCGTCCGTTCGTAGGTGGTGCCTTTGCCCTCAACGGCCTCACTCAGCACCGGCTGATAAGCACCGCCATCGGTGGCCAACTCCACCTTGTACTCGATGCGGTAACCCACCACATTGCCGCCGGCGTCGACGGACTGGATGGCCGGCCATGCGAACCGCAGGCGCACCGCCGACAGCTCCGTGTTGCTGATCGCGCGTACCCAGGGAGTACCGCTGCGCAGCTCGATGCCGAGGGTGGTTTCGTTTTCTACGGACGGAATGCCCTGAATGTAGTTCTGCTCGACGGAACCGTTTCGATACTCCCACTTCACGTTCGGGAAGTTCATGTTTCCCTGCGGGTCTTGCAACGGCGTGTTGTCGAGGAAGATGTCCTGTGCCGTTGGGTTGCCGGCGAACTCGCCCTCGCCCATCGCGATCAGGATCTTTGCCACGGCCACTGAGCGCAGGCTGTCCGGTGCCTCGGTCGGGGTTTTCGCTTTCTCCGATCCGCCCTTGGCGCCGAAAACCTCCAGTTTCTGTGCTGCGCCCATGCGTTTCTCCAGGCAATAAAAAACCGCCTCATGGGCGGTTGGGTTGTGCTTTGTTCGGGCTACATCTGGTCTTCGGCGTAAATGGCGGCGCTGATGATCGCGCCGCCCCACCGGCGTCTGCCGACACACAGCGGAACCGGGTTGCCCGACGCTGTGGTGTTGCGAGCGCTGCCGAAGGCGTAGCCAGGCGTGTTCTCGGGTGAGGCGCTAGTCTTCAGACCACCAGCCTGAGGACTGAGCATCTGGATCACACCACCAGCGACCAGGCCAATACCTGCGCCAATCAGCGGTGTACCAAATGGCGTAGCCGCCGCGAGCACACCGACGACGATAAGGATTGCGCCAACGATGGTCTGCAAGATGCCCCCTCGCTTGCTGCCGACGATGACCGGCGCAATGCTGATATCGCCGCCACCGCCATAACCAAGCTCGCCTTCACCGATGTTGGTCTTCCCACGGAAAACTGCGAACTCCATCCCGCGAGACTTGGCGTTGGAGAGGAAGCGCTCGAATCCGGGAATCTGCACGCAAAGCGCTTTGATAGCCTCTGCCGGCGATTTTACCGACAGCCTGAACGAGCGTCCGAATTGGCGTAATTGGCCATACAGGCGAATCGTGGTCATAGGCTGATAATGGATCGCCGTCTCGTACATTGATTTTCTCCAGGCAATAAAAAACCGCCCGAAGGCGGCTGTAGTAATTTGAGTCAGTTGTAATCGACGTACGGACCGATATAGAACCCGGCCATGTCGCCGCTGATCCTGTAAAGGCTCTCCCTGCCCGCTTGAACGTTTGCCGAAATAGTGCGAATCGCAGCGCCTGCGCAAAGGCCGGATCCAGCCAGGCCAGCACCAAGGTTTGGAGCTCCCGGGGGAAGGTAGAAGGTGGCGCGCTGACCAGTGCCGATTTTTGCTGCCTTGCGACCGTCCACGTACACGACGATATCGCAACCTGAGCCGACCGCGCCGGTGTCACGAACTACCGTTATTTTACCGCTGGCACCTGATGGCTTGGATTGGAAAGCGTAAACCTCGTCGGAGGGCACGGGCTTCGCATCTCTTACTGAAATTGCAGTCGACGCGCACCCCGCCAACAGCATCACCGCCACCGCCCCTATCAAAATCCGCATGATTTTTCCTCGTCCTGAAAGGGGGTGACTGTATCACTGGGGGCGCACAAACAAAAAAGCCCGGCAACTAGTCGAACTTTGTCATCTTTGGATTTGCCACAACCTTCAATTACTTATGGAACACGGCCCAGAGAACTCCGGCAATGATCAGAAAGGTCAGGAGGTATGATCCGAATCCAGGCTTCACCGCGTGCTCAGGACCGGCCGATCGAGGTGCTTTTTTTCCCGCGTAGAGTTTCGAGCTGGAGATGCCGGTGCCCGGAACACTGCTTGTTACCTTCGTGCCTCGCTTGCTCAGATTCACGGTAGTGCCCTTTCCACCAACGGAGGTGCTGACGCCGCTTTTGCTGACATTCACGCGAATACCCGGGGCAATTTTAAAACTTTTCCTAATCCGAAAGGCCATGGCTCAACTCCTTGAGAAAGCGAAAAGCCATCATAGACCCATTAAGATTTTCGCCAAGCTGTGTGGGCATCCAGCGTGGATGAAAGGCCAGTAACATCTCGATATCCGCTCGTAGTAGCGTTATGCCCTCACCAATTCGCAATGGATACTGCTGATGGCAACCGTTTCAGATGAGACCGTGAAATACCTGTCACAAGTGAACAACCCAAGAGAAGAACACTGGACACACGTGTATGAGATAGGAGAAACGGTACCCGTATCGGGAATTTATCGGTGCATCCATTGTGGTGATGAGATCACCTCAAACAAAGGTGACCCGTTCCCGCCTCAAAATAAAGCACAGCATCCTTCTCACACTAAGGCGATCCTCTGGCAGTTGGTCGTTTTGACGCAAACCAAAGGCTAAAAGATAGCCCCTGTCCTTTGCCTGCAAGCCCAAGGACTGGGATTGCGCCAATTTCGGCGCGTACATGACCTGGAGGTCAGTGTGAGCGAAGAGGAAAAACTTTCCCCATATGAACGGCATGACGCAATTGTTCTTGGATTGTCGCGTGCAGTAAGAACATTAGCCGCTGTCGTCTATGCCGACACGCCTCACCGTGAATGGATGGAGGAAGAACTGCGAGCTGCATTGGCGGAGGAAAACCCGGACAGCGTTCCCCCCTCCAAGCTGAATCTTTACCGAGCTGCAATCACAGGAGTAATCACCGCAATTGAAGACGTGAAGAAAAGTTCGCGTTAGCAAGTGCTGCCGCAAGCCTACCCTCGCCCTCATCACCAGTGAGGGCGATCTTTTCAGGCGGTGCTAATACGTTTTCCGGCTCTTCCCCGCGGACTGTCTCTTCCTTGGTTACAACTGGTTTCTGATTCATGAATTCATCCTGCGTGGCTGTCGCATCATGTGGTTGGTTGTGCATCTTTGTGCCTGAGGATCAGGCGCGTCCGGTCCATCCACGGCCCGCCGAAGACGATGATCTCGCTTGGCCTGCCGTAGAGATGGTGCAACAAGAACGGCCCAGGCCCGAAGGTCACAGCATCTTCCCCAGGCAGCGCCGGGTCGGTGCCGAGGTAAATCCCAGCATGGTTCGGGTGCGCGGTGCGGCCGACGGTCATAACGATCATGTCGCCGCGCTGTGGCCGTTCTACCCGCACGAAGCCGGCGGCCTCGTAGTTCGATTCATAGAGGCTTTCCGCCTCAGCACTCTCCCACCAGCCTTCGGTGCGCTTGAAGGCTTCAAACTCCAGCCCCCACTCACGCTTGTACCAGTCCGCGCAGATTTGCCAGCAGTCCCAAGCCCCGTGCACGAAAGGCCGGTTGAGCAGCGGCGTGTGCCCGGTCGGAGAAATACTGCGTAGGTCGCCTTCAGGCCAACTCAGGATGTGCCAGGGCAGCGCAGTGGCCTCGCACATCGCCAGGTCATGCGGCGACGGCCGGCTGGTAGCGTCCGGATGAGTGTGGAAGATGCCGATCACCTCGCCCACGTCCTCCGCAGCGGCATAATCCTCGGGGTAAATTCGAAACTCTTCGGTCGGCTCCGTAGCGATGTTCCGACACGGGTAGTATTTCTGCTTCCTGCCGATCGCCAGCAGCAATCCGCAGGCTTCGCGCGGATACTGCGCGGCCGCGTGCGCCGCCATGGCGCTCAAGATGTGCTTGCGCATGGTCAGCTCCGGGCGATCAGGGACACTGCGGGGAATCCGCCGTGGGGAAGTTGGTTATTCTGGCCGAAGCGCAATTTGCAGGACTTCAGCCCGCCTTTGCAGTCGTCCTTGCTCGGGTCATCAGTGGGGTTGTCGTCGTCATCAAACATCGCGCCGCCGGTGTAGCCACAGTTCGGCCCCCGGTAGCCGCCGGTCATCGCCCAGTGGCAGAAGGTCGTCATCTGGCGTCCGGGCAAACCATGGTTGTCGATCTCCCCCGGCGACGAAAGCTCCCACTGCACGACTTCCCCATCCTCGCCGGTCTTCTGGTCGATGTACCAGATTTCCAGCGCCTCTTGGGTCGGGTCGGCAGTCGGGTTGCCCTCGGGAAAGTTCGCGGCATCCAGGTACTGGACCATGGTCTCGCGGACCGTGAGTTGAAACTTCAGCAGGTCGTCGAACGCCAGGCAAAGAGCCGTGATTCGCCCGTTCACGTTGCCGGCCATGAAAGTCGGTCGAGTTGCACTACCGTTGCTGTCGGCACCAATCCCTTCAATCTGGACTGGCCAGGCGGCGTACTCCTCTCCCTGCCACCAGATCGACTTTGCCGGAAGCTCTTCAGCCGAGTTCTCATAGGCCAGCAATTCCTCTGGCGTGTGCGGAATCGCGTGAGCATGGAAGCGCAGGAAATCCGCCCCGTACTCCGTGCCGTCGATTTCGAACAGGCGAATCTCGCCGCCGGGCTCCAGTTTCTGGATGTCCGTGATCAGTGCCATGCGGCGTTACCTCAGGGATGAAAGGTTTGCTCGAAGGTCGCGGTCAGCGTGTAAACCGCGCCGCCCTTGTGGGATGGCTGGTAGCCGTTGGGGCACTTGTACAGGCCGAGCTCTCCGAGAGGCGGCGTCCACAGGAATGCTTTCGCGCCCTTGTGGCGATCAAGGAAGGCGATGATCTCCTTCACCCGCGCCGCGCTCCCGGTGTAGCTGACCGGCCAGGACTGCATTTTGTTGTTGATGCCATCCGATACGGTCTGGCTGTAACCGTCGCCAAATCCCTTGGTCCGGGTGCGCTGTTTGATATCGCCCGTGGCACCCTTCTCCGTTGCCCAGGTGAATCGCTCAATTGCCATGAATCACCCCTTGATCGCCCGGTTGATTTTCCCGCCTTGGCGCAGATCAACGCTCACCAGCTTTTGGTAGCGCTGATCCACGAAGTCGGCCAGGTCTTTGCCGAATTGCTGGTAGGCCGGATCGTCGGTTGTGGCTGTGGTAGAACCGTCACTGGCCACCGTCACCCGCACGTTGATCTGCGTACCGCCCCCACCGCCGCTGTTCATGGCAGCGACATTCGCGCCGGAGGTCAGTGGCGTGACGCTGCCGCCATTGGCGCCGGTCATGAGGAAGGATTTGCCGCCCTCGTTGTAAAGCTCCGGCCCCAACTCGTTGACCTCGTAGAGGGAGTTAGGCGCGACCGGGCCGCCGCCGGCTCTGAAACCAGAGAAATCCACATTGGAGTAACCGGATTGGGACGCCCCGGCGGCCGACGACGAGGCGCCCGCGGAGCCCGAGGCAAGTCCATTACCGGTGCCGCTCCCGACGAAGTAGCTGGTCGCGGCACCCACAAGACTGCCGAGCAGTGCCGAACTGGCTTGTCGAGTGGCAATGCG